TGCATTAGAAACAGTTAAAAATGATGAAATATACGATATTGACTTGGTTGTTGAAGGTGGGTTAGGAACAATATTCTCAATGGCATGTGCAGCCGAGACAACATATTATGATGAAACATTGTACAATTCAACAATTGCAAATAAACTCAGCACTATTAAAACATCACAATCAATAGATAACAATACCACCGCTCTTGCTATAAGAACAAATTACACAGCAGTATTCAATCAATTTGAAAATTTCTGTAATCTTCCAAGTAACACTGGTGGTAGAGGAGATTGTATGTTCGTAGCTGATGCAATCAGACACTTTGTTGTAACAGGAAAAAATTCAAAAGTTCTCTCTGATAGAACCAAGACTTTCCAAACAGATGTATATTGGGCTATAAGACATCAATTTGAAACTGCTAATACTTCATATGCTGCTGTATATGGCAACTGGGTACAATCATATGATGACTTCACTGGAGACAAATATTGGATGCCTTTCTCTGCTCATGCAGCTGCAGTGATGGCAAGAACTGATGCTAATGACTTCCCATGGATTGCACCAGCAGGATTCAACAGAGGTGTTCTCACAACATCAGCACTTGATTTGGCAATCAATCCAAACCAAAAGCAACGCGATGAATTATACAAAGTCAATATCAACCCAGTATACTTCAGCCCAAGTGATGGAATGGTTATAATGGGTCAAAAAACTCTTAGCCGCAAGCCAAGTGCCTTTGATAGAATCAACGTGAGAAGACTCTTCTTAACACTTGAAAGACCAGTTAAGAAAGTATCTAAATACTTCTTGTTTGAGCCGAATACCGAATTCACCAGAACAAGATTTGTCAACACAATCACACCACTGTTTGAGTTTGCTAAACAAAATCAAGGGTTGTATGACTATCTAATCGTAGCTGATGAGCGTGTAAACACTCCCGAAGTTATTGATAACAATGAATTGAGAGCTGACATCTTAATCAAACCAACAAGAGCAGCTGAGTTCATATTGGTAACATTCACTGCAACTCGCACTGATGCTAACTTTAACGAGCTAATTTGATGATGTAAGTGAATTAGAAATTATATAATAAGATATAATAAAAAAGCAGAAGGTAATTTCTACCTTCTGCTTTTTTTATATGATAATTAATATCAATTTTATTTTTTTATTGCGTCTAGACTAAATAATTATATGCCAGCAAATATTGAAACATTCTTTTCACAAGCCGCACAAAAACAATTCTCAAGAGACTTTCTTTTTAGAATAAAGCAAATTACACTCCCTGGTTTAAACTTAAATGGAGAAACTGATTTGATTTATGCTAAATCAGGTATACTCCCAGGAAGAACAATTGAAAACAAATCTGTAAGTTATGCAGGACAAACATTCAATCTTGGTGGTAGAGCAACATATGGAAGTGCTGAAGGATACAGCATTGATTTTTATTGTGATCAATCTCTTGATTTAAGAACCAAACTTGAAAAAGCATCCAGAGTAGCATTCAACAACGAAGACACAACTTCTAATTTGTGTATGCCAGGACCAGAAAGTACTATTACCCTTGATGTTCTTTCAGTTCCTTGCACAAGAGAAGCAGGAGCCACCAGTGGACAACCTTTACAAATTGTTAAAACAATTCAATTGGTTGGTGTTGGTATAAGAGACATCGGTGAATTGTCTTACAGCATTGCTGAAGGTACAGGTGAAATTGTATCATTCACATCAACATTCGCTTATCATTTTTATAAAGATTTTAGTTGATCCATTCGCCTAAATATATCTATGGGCGTACAGATAAATGATTTTTTAAATGCATTTAGTAGGGAGTCTAAGTTTTGTCTTAGTCTCCCTGTTTTTTGGACTGTAACCGTGGATGGTGTAGGAGTTGGAGCTATAAATTCAGTATTATCACGAGCTGGAGAAAAATGGCAAGCTAAAATGACACCAAAGGATATGATTAAAAATGGTAATTTATTAGTAGCTCAAGAAGTCCAATTACCTAATGAATCATCATCGTTTACAGCTATGAATATGGGAAACACTGGTGGTTTTTTACCTGGATATGGATTAGAATCAAGATCTGATTTTTTAAGTAGAAATGTTGTTATTAATATATTAGAAACAAATCAAGATTTAGAACATAATTATTTTAGACCTTGGATGATAGCATTAGGTATAAAAGGATTGGTTGAAACTGGATCTAGTTTAAAAGGAATTGTTGAAATTAAACAATATACAAACCAAGGACAATTTAGAAAAGGATTTAGATTTAAAAAAGCATTTCCAACAGCAGTAGAAGGATTTTCATTGAATTATGACAATACCGATTTTAAAATAAAATCTGTAACATTTGCTTGTCAAAATTATGAACAGTTATAATTAATATAATATGAGACTAACTTTTTTAAAACTAAAAGAAGTTTCTGAAATTATAGACACAAATCAAAATCAAAAACTTTGTGATTTTTTTAATGAATTTGATGGAAATAATACATATCAAAAATTCAAATCAATATTAAAAATTTGGGAATATCATGTCAGTGATACCTTAACATTTAATTCAGAAGGAAAGCAATTAAATCTTCAAATATCATATTTATTAAATGAATTATCTGATGAAATAGAAAAAAATGTATATTTTAAAAATGATAATTTAAGCTGTGAATTACAATTATCAAATATCTTTTCATATGATGAGACTAATATGCCAATATATGGGTTGATAAAAAATATTGAAATTTTTAATACATCTTTAAATTTATCAGATTTAAATGTTTATGATAGAAAGATGATTATTGATAAATTACCAGCAAAAGTTTTTTCAAACATAATAGATGTTTTAGTGAAAGATAAAACAAAAATTTTCAAATTTGAAAACAAATCACTGGAAAATATAAAATTGAATTTTTATACAAACGATCCGTTTTTATTTTTAAAAAGCCTGTTTGGAAATTATTCAAAAGAATATTTTCAAGATGTTATATTTTTTGTGTCTAAAAGAATCAGTGCTGATATTTTAATGAATTCCGATTTAAAAGATGTAAATTTTTACATAAAGAAATACAGCGATGAAATGGAATCTCAACAAAAAACGTTACCATCTCTTGATTTTTAATACTCTTTTGTAAATACAGACATGGACGACAATGTAAAAAACTTTCTCGATAAGATTGAACAGTTAAAGGACGATAAAATAAAGGTTGATGTTTTATCTACTGGAAAAAAAATAGATGCAGAATCTTTAACATTCAAACAACAAAAAGATATCATATCAACAATCACCGATGGAATCGTCGGTCCTTTAAAGTTTCAAAAAAATTTAAATGATATAATTATTGAAAATACAAATAATAAAGAATTAAAAATTGTTGATAAATTTTTAATTGCAATTCAATTACGAATTGACAGTATTGGAAGTAATATTAAGATAAAAGACAAACAACATGATGTGTTGAATGATGTTGTTGCAAAATTCAAAAAACTTAAACACAATTTATCTAAAAAGATAACAGGTATTGTTAATATAGAATTGGAAGTCCCAACATTAGCAGCAGAAAATCAAGTTATTTCAACATGTGTAGATACTATTAAAAAGGATGGTGACAAAGATGTTGGTAAAAGTTTGAGTGAGATATACACATACGAAATTACCAAATATATAAAATCATTAACTGTTGGAGAAGATATCGTTCAATTCTCTGATATCTCTGTCAGAGATCGTGTAAAAATTGTAAACAATCTTCCTTTATCCATAAATAAGCAAATTGTAGAATTTATACAAGATATAAAAGAAAAAGAAACCGAAGTTTTAAAAATTGAAATTGACGGTGAAGTACATCAAATTGATATTGATATCACGTTCTTTGACTCGTGATCCTAAATAATTAGGTGGAGTTGGGTGATATCATAGTAACAATAGGCAGAATACTAAACAATCTTGAAAAGATTCAAGAAGAGCGGGGTGTACCCAATGCTCAAAATGCTTTAGTAGATAATAATATTAAAAATTCTTCTTTGGGTAAAAAGAAAGAATCATCATCATTATCATCTCCTGAAAAAAAGAAACTGTCGGAAGTTTTTTCTTTATTCAATCAAGCATTTTTTGCTTATCAAAAAAAACAAACGTCTGATGAAGCTCCAAAAACATTAATATCAAAATTAGAAAAACAGACAAAACCCAAAGAAGCGGCTCCTGATACAGGAAAGAAAAAAGGATTTAATTTATTAGATTTTTTATTACCTCTCGTTGGTGGGGTTGCATTAATTGGAGCTGCAATACCAACATTAATAGCATCATTATTTGCAAAGGTAGGATTTGCTGGTGATGCAATGAAAGTATTAGGAAAGGTTGGTTTGATAGGAGGATTGAAATTATTGGGAAAAACATTTCTTAAAAAATTCGCACTATCCGCTTTAAAAAAAATACCATATATTGGTGGATTGATTAGTTTAGGTTTCGCTATCAAAGAATTTTCAGCTGGTAGGATAATTCCAGGATTGCTTGAAATGGTAAGTGGATTAGCTAATTTTGTACCGTTTGTTGGACCTATATTATCAATAGGTGTTGATGTATTAAAAGCATTTTTAGAAAAACAGGGAGCCTTTAATGAAGGTGGTGCTTTGAGCAATGGTAACGCATGGGGAACCATCAAAGGCTGGATGTCAAGCATAGGCGCTTGGATATGGGATAATGCGTTGTATATACCCATAGTTGGGACTTTCAAGCGTTTTGGTATGGCTTGGGATGCATTTGGTTCTGGTGACTGGAAAGAAGGATTAAAACAAGTTTTATATGGATTGATATCTATAGTTCCAGGCGGGGGCTTTTTAATAAAAGGATACGAATGGTTGTCATCTTATCTATCTTTAAGTAAAGAAGAACAACAAGCTCAAATAAACGAAGGTGGAGTTATGGGAACCATCAAAGGATGGGTATCAAGCATAGGACAATATTTTTCAGAAAATGCTTTATATATGCCTATCATAGGAGGAATAAAAAGATTCGGAATGGCTTGGGATGCTTTTGGATCTGGTAATTGGGGAGAAGGATTCAAACAACTTGGATTGGGTCTTATCACTTTTGTTGGTGGTGGAGGTCTTATTAAAGGAATCGAATGGATATCATCTTATCTGTCTGGAAGCAAAGAAGAACAACAAGCTCAAATAAACGAAGGTGGAGTTATGGGAACCATCAAAGGATGGGTATCAAGCATAG